ACGACCGGATCGTCACCTCCCTGCTCCGCTTCGACGAAATCGGCCGCAAGGAGCGCATCGGAAATCCCGCGGCCCTGCTCCGCTCGCTGCTCACCCGCGGCTGCACCCCGCCGCGGCCCAGGCGCGCCCACCCCGCCCCCGCCCTCCAGCCCAAACCCGCGGAAACCATCGACATCATGCCAGGAACGCAATGGCGACCTGCCGACGATGCGCCCCCTGCCACCAGGGAATTCTTTGCGCAGCACAGAAAACTCCAGGAAATGAAAGGGAACACGTGATGGCCACCGAAGCCGAGAAGAAAATCGCGCAGCCGCGGATGCTGCCTCAGGAGCTCATCGCCGTCGACCGCATCGTCGATGACGGCAAAAACCCCAGGCTGGAATCGAAGGAAGAACGAGACTCCCTGCAGGAGTTGGCCGAGTCGATCGCGCGCGACGGCCTGCTGCAGCCGATCCTGGTATTTCGCGACGGCGGGAAGTTCCACCTGGTTGCCGGCAAGCGGCGGCTGGCCGCGGCGAAATCCATCGGCTGGAAAAAGATCCAGGCCCTGATCGGTGAATCGCTCGCCGATGTGGACCGCGAACGCAAACGCGTCGTCGAAAACCTCCGCCGGCTGAACCTGAACAAGGCCGAGGAAGTGCTCGCCGTCGTGCAGATGGTCGAACTCTGCGGCGGCGAGGTGGAACTGGCGGCGGACCAGTTCGGCTCAAGCGAAACCTGGATCCGCGATCGGCTCTACCTGCAGAAACTCACAACCAGGGTCCGCGACATGCTCGCCGACGGCCGGCTCAACCTGGGCCAGGCCCGGGAGATCGCGATGTGGGGCGATCCGCGGGACCAGGTGAGGATCGCCCACACGGTCCTGGGCGAGCAGGAAAAGGGCGGACCGGTCACGCGCGAGGACATCCGCGGCTGGCATGACCAGGAGAAGCGCCCGCTCAAAACCGTCGCCTGGGACAAGGCCGTCGAGTTCAACGGCAAGCCGGCGTGCGATGGCTGCGAGCACAATACGCAGAACAACCGCGGCCTCTTCGGCATCGTCAAAAAGGCGGACCTGGAGGCGTACTGCTCCCTGCCCTCGTGCTACGAGTCGAAAGTCATCAAGAGCTCGGAAGAACTTCGCCGGCAGGCGGAGAAGATCAAGGCGCGCGTCGCCGAAAAGGAAATCTCCATCGAGTCGGCGTCGTCGATCGAAGTGGCGAGAGAAGTGTCGCCGCACTGGATGAACCCCGAGGCGATGCAGAGCACGATCGCGGCGACGATGCCGATCTCGACGCCGGCGAACATCGCCGCCAAAAAGCCCGACTCCAAGGCGGCCGAGAAAAAAGGCCCCACCGAAAAAGAGATTCGCCAGGCCGCGGTGATCAAGTGGGCCGACGAGTTCCGCCCGTGGCGCGCGGAGACTTGCCAGGCGATCGTGGCGGCCGTCGAGGAAACAGGGCCAGGGCATCTGCGGATTTCGCGGCTGATCCTGGAACACGCCGAGCCGATGCAAAGGCACCCGCCGTACTGGGCCCCGCATTCGATTTACGATTTCACCGGGGCGCGGAAGAATGCCACCGCGCCCGAGGAAGAGGGACCGATCAGCCCTTCGCTCTCGCGGCTCCTGGACTGCGTCGCCGCCGGGACCTGGGCCCGGCTCTCGGAAATGTCGGCGGCGATCGCCTGGGACGAAGGTGATCTGCTGCAGGATTTTTCCGGCGGTCCCTACGCCTGCCAGGCGCTGGCCAAAGCCTTCGGCGTGAAAACGCCGCCGCCACCGGCATTCGATAAATTCCTGCCCGAGGCCCTGCGATCGCCGGCTGCCGCTGGCAAATCACCCGAGGGTGTTTCGGACCAGCCGAGGAACTACGCCGGCGTGGTACGCGAGCCCACATCGATCTCCCTGCACTTCGACCGGGCTGGCTGGCTCAGCGCCGTGAAACTGCCGACCGCGTCCATCGAGGTTTCGCTGACGCCGGCGGATGGCGGTTTCATGGCCACGGTCCTGGGATCGTTTGGCCAAGGATCCGCCGCGGCCAAGTTCGAGATCCACCACGCCAACGAGCGGGAAGTTTTCGCCACCAAGGCCGCCGCCGTCCTGGCCGCCTGTCAGCTGGCCGACAACTGGCTTTCGCGCGATGTCATCAAGTCCCACAAAAAAGACCTTCCGAAAATCGAGCAGGCGATTCAGAAGCTCCGCGCATTCATGCAGACGATCACGGCCGCCCTGGAAATCTCAAGGTGAAATATGCCAGCGCCCCAATGCAAGGTTTTTCTGTGCTGCGAGCGGGCTTTCGATTACCGAAAACCCGGCGATGCCGAGCCGCTGTTTTACTGCGAGGAGCATGCCGAGCAGATGGGCCTTTCGGCGGGCGGCGAATCGTCGATCGAGGAGGAATCGGTGACGACGGCGGCTGCGGTCGAGGAAAAATATCAGGCACGGCTCGATGGTGCGGAGGTGATTCCGGCGCAGCCGTTCAAACCGAAACCAGATCCCACGCCGCCCAGGAGTCCATCGCATGTCGCAGACCAGAAACCTGCCAGGGAAACCCCGCTGCACCGCGTGTCGGCAAACGGTGGGATCGGTGGAGGAAAAGTTACCGTCGCCGTCCGACCGGATCGCGATCGCCATGTGCCGCAATTGCGGCCATCTCATGTTCCTGCATCAGGACGGCAGACTGACGGATCTCAGGCCGGCGGAGGCCGCGGCGTTGGCGCGGCAGAAGAACTTCAACGAGATCAGGGCAGCCCAGAAATACATCACCCGATTCATGTGGGGGTGACAACGCGCGAAACGCCGGCGCCGCCGGCGTCGACCAAAACCACTCATCGGAAAGGAACTGCGATGCGGGAAAAGCGAGAAGTCATTTGTCTGGACACCGGCCAGCGCTACCCGGACAAACAGGCCGCGGCGAAAGCGGCCGGATGTACGGAGGGGAGCATGGGCGGCGTGCTCGCGCCCAGCGGGCAGGCGAAACGCGCCACCGTTGGCGGAAAACACTGGGCCTGGGCGGATGCGGCGGCCCCGGCCGTAAAACGGGCTTACATGCGCAAGGCAGTTCCCCAGGCGAAACCCGTCACGGCATCATCGCCGATCTCGCTGGCGCCCACCGGCCGGCCGTCCGATGCCCTGGTTGCCGACGAACGCGCGCGGCTCACGCCTTCGATCTCCGCCGCCATCTCCGCGTTTACCCTGGGCATGGCCGGCCTGGGCGAGGCGCGGGAGGTCAAGCTGCAGCTCAAAACCCGCGGCCTGGACGTCCAGATCGAAATCGAACGCATGAAGGTTTCGGTGACGGAGCTGCCGGTTGAATAAGACTATCGCCATCTTTTCTGGTGACGGCCGGCGAATGTTTGATATCTCCGTCCAGTACTGCCGCCCGCTTCGCAAAGGAATCGAGATTGACCCGCGCAAAACTCAAAGGCGATTACGGTGAATCCAATATGCTCCAACTGCTCTATACGCGGCGCGGCCAGTTTGTGACGCTGACGTACTACCAAGTCGGCAGCGGCGATATTGTCCGGCACGTTCGCGTCTCGACGGATGAAGAATCGTGAAGGCACAGATTTCGAAAAATAAAACGCCGCGGCGCGGCAGCTGGATCGTGATGGGTGGCGATCAAGATGCAGTCGCGCATTGCATGCGGTGCAATGCGCAGCTGGAGTTTCGTCTGCCACTGAACTTCACCACCGTGATCGCTCTATTAAATGCGTTTCGCAAAGCGCATCTTGGATGCGAGGTGGCGGGTGAGTGAAGCAATGAATCAGAAAATCATGACCAACCTGAAAATGCTCCAGTCGCTCATCGGCGAGATCTGCTACGTACTCTCGGTCAACCCGCGGAAAACCGTCACGTTGTATCAGTGGGATCAGATTTCCCGGTTCCATCAGGCCGCCGTCTCCGAACAGCAGAAAATCCTCCCTGTGTCCGGCATCTGCCGCTACTGCGACTGCACCGACGGCGAGGCCTGCATGATCGCCGGCATTCCCTGCCATTGGATCGATCGCCGAAAAACAGTTTGCAGCAACCCCGACTGCGCCGCCCAATGGAAAGCCCAAAAGAAAAAACGAAAGGCAGCAAAATCATCATGAAAGCACAGATTGAAAGTACTACAAAAATCATCACCCTCGTCGTCAATGGTGCGGAAATTCCTGCCCGCATCTGGGAAGGTCGAACCGAAAAAGGCGTCCCCTGCCATTTCTTCGTCACGCGCGTGGCCGTCGCCAACGACCAGGATAAGACCGAATTCACGCAGGAACTCCAGGAGCATGTCCCACCCACGGCCGCGATCGCACGCACCTACGGCTTTGATCCCCGACTAATCTTGTGAGGCCCTGGATGAAACCCGTTACCATCGGAACCTCCGACGCCGGCAACGTCCAGCTTGACCTGGTCAAGCTCGTCAGCACCCGTGCCCTGGTCACCGCCAACAGCGGTGGCGGAAAATCCTGGCTCCTCCGCCTCATCGCCGAAAAAGCCATCGGCCATATCCAAACCCTCATCCTCGATCCCGAGGGCGAATTCGCCACGCTCCGGGAAAAGCATGACGTGCTACTCGTTGGCGCCGAGGGAGAGGTGGCGGCGGATCCCCGCACCGCAGGCCTGCTCGCCCGCAAACTCGCCGAGCTCGAGGTCTCCGCCGTCATCGATTTATCCGAGTTCCACCTGGAGGAACGACAGCGCTTCGTCAAAATATTCGCCGAAACACTGATTGATCTTCCCAAGAACCTCCGCCACCCCACCATCCTGCTCCTGGACGAGGCCCATTTGTTCTGCCCGGAAAAAGGCGCAGGCGAAGCTGAGTCGGGCCCCGCCGTCATCGACTTGGCCGTCCGCGGCCGCAAACGCGGCATCTGCCTCATCCCCGCCACGCAGCGGCTCAGCAAACTGTCCAAGCATTGTGAGGCCGAATGCAACAACGTCTTCATCGGCCGCACCGTCCAGGACATCGATCAGGCGCGCGCTGCCAAGGTCCTCGGACTCAAACCCGCCGACGCCCTGGCGCTCCGCGACGTGGAGGCCGGCGAATTCTTCACCTTCGGTCCGGCTATCGCCGCCGCCGGCGTCGTGAAATTTCACGTCGGCGCCGTCGCCACCACGCACCCCGAGCCCGGCGATCGCCACAAGCTCAGCGCCCCCAAGGCCTCCGACGCCGTCAAGCAACTCGTCGCCCACCTCGCCGATCTGCCGCAGCAGGCAATTGAGGAGGCGCGCACACTCTCCGAAGCCAAACGGCAAATCACCGACCTGCAGCGGCAACTCAAATCCGCCGGCAATCTCAAAACCGTGGAAGTCGCCAGCTCCCAGGAAAAGCAGCCCATCCGCAACTTGCGCAAAGGACTCGATGACGCCATGAAGATAATCAACCAGCTCGCAGCGACTTCCGCGGATCCCGCCGCGGCGGATCCCGAGCACGTCCGCAAGATCGTCCAAGGCGCCGTCGACCAGCTCGTCAAATTGTTCCAGGCAAACGATTCCAGGCGGCGCGCGGAACTTGATCGACTTCGCCGCGACGCCAACCCCATCATCACCAGGCTCCAGAAACTCCTGGGTGACAACAGTGTGTCAATGCAGGCAGTTGCGGTGCCAGCGACTCCGCCGCGGCGGCCAGTGAATGACGGCATCGATTCAGCCGAGGACGATTACGCCGGCGATGACCCCGCCCAGGAGCTCGGCGGCGGTGCGCTGAAACGCATCATGCAGGCGCTCGCGCAGAATCCCGAGGGCATCACCGATCGGAAACTCGCCATCCTCGCCGACGTGAAATGCCGAGGCAGCACCATGCGCGGTGCCCTCTCCAAAGGCCGCGGCCTGGGCTGGATCGAGGGAAAGGGGGATCGATTTAAGGCCACGGCAGAGGGGCTCGCGGCGATGGGGGACATCAGCCCGTTGCCCGTCGGCGAGGAGCTCAGGCGCTATTGGCAGAATCGGCTGGGCAACGGAGCCGCGCGGCAGATTTTTGATATCGCCCTCGCCAGCTATCCCGAGCCCGTCACCAAACATTACATCGCCGAGCACACCGACATCAGCAACAACGGCAGCACCATGCGCGGTGCGCTGAGCAAGCTCCGCGGCCTGCAGTTGATTTCAAAACACGACCTGGTTGCGTCGCCGGTTCTATTTGAGGAGTGAAGCCCATGCCCCAAGCAGATAACAAAGCGGTCTGTGGCGGCAATTTTCTGCCGTGCCCCTTTTGTGGGGAGCAGCCAATAATTCAGCCATGGCATGGGGGCGGCCCACGCAAGCGAATGGTGCGTTGCGTTAATGACGCTTGCGCTGCATCGCCCGCCGTCACCAGCCCCACTTCGGAGAAAGCCCGGAGAGTCTGGAACACGAGGCACGGAGGAGTGAGCGATGTCGGAGGCTGGCCAAATGTCCATCACTGAAACAAAACGCCCCCTCGCTCACGCCCTCGCCGACGCCGAGGCCTTCCGCGACCTCTTCCCCGCGGCCTGCTACGAACGCTGGGAATTCGGCGGCTCCATCCGCCGGCGAAAACCCGAGGTCTCAGATGTCGAGCACATCGTCATCCCCCGTCTCACCCTGGTCGGCACCGGCGGCCTCTTCGACGAAAAGAAAATCGCCAACCTCCTCTGGGCCCGCTCCGATGATCTCCTCGCCGCCGGCTGCATCACCAAACATATCTATGTCAGCGATCGCGGATCCTCCCCCCGCTGGGGCCAGCGCCAACGCGGCTGCGACTTCCGCGGCATGAATCACGAAATATTCTCCGCCGATCTCGACAACTGGGGCTCCATCCTCGCCTGCCGAACCGGTCCCTGGGAACGATCGAAGGAACTCGTCATCGGCCTGCAACGTCACGGTTACGTCAACCACAAAGCTTACGTCCGCGACAAACACCACTGGACCTGCCCCTGCGGCTGGACCGGCGACGCCCCCTACGTCCAGCGAAAAATGCCCGCCGTCGACGTGGCCGTCTGCCCCGGCTGCTCAGCCGTCGGCAAGGCGGAACCCAACATTGTCCCCTGCCCCACCGAGGAAGATTTTTTCCGCATGGCCGGATTCCCCTACATCCAACCGGAGGCACGCTGATGATGAGGTTTATTGATGGCCCGGCTGCCGGAGTTGTGTTGACGCTTCGCCGCGCTCCCATTTTGATCCGCGCCGTGTTCAACGGGCGCAAACAAAAAGAACAATGGGATGCGCTCGATCAGCCAGACGACGTTCCTTCGCCCCACGAAAAGATATACCTCTATATCGCCGCCGACCGACCACAATCTATTCACCTCTCCAGGCGGCCGCGGACCGCCAGCGGCTGGTTTTGGATGGGAACTTACAAATACCTCCAGGACGCTCCGCCCGACGAAGTGCTTTTTGACAACGAAGCATACTCGGCCTGGTGCATGGCCAATAAAGATCGCCTCATGCCGGAATGGGCGCGATGAGAATTCTCACGCGGTCACAAGACGATAGGAAACAAATGGACAAAATGACATATGACATTTTGGCTATGGGAGGGGCAGGTAAAATCCTTGCAGCGAAAAAGCCCCAGACCGTCAACCAGCCAACGCGCGCTTTTCCGCAGTTGGCGCTTGGGGGGGGGTATGGACGCCTGGGCGAAAGGAGGTGCGGCCTAAAAGGTATAATCGGCCTCGTGTTTAGGGATAAACGCGGCGCTGAAGGAATGGACCCCGATGGATAGCACGATCGATATCCGGCACTGGCTTGAAACAAAACAAGCAGCGCTGCAGCTCGACAAATCAACCGTAACAATCACGCGAATGGCAAAAGATGGCCGGCTTAGGGGAGTGATTTACGGCGGCGGATCCAAACGCCGCCGTCTACGAATCGACCCCTTAAGCGTTACAGAATTTCTGGCGCGGGAGAAGGCGCCGATTCCTGGAGAATTTTGTGAACATTCAAATGTTCGAAGCAAAGCCGGCGGCCAAGGATGACGACAAATTGCTTTGGCGCGCCGGCACGGTGGCGCGAAAACTGAGCATCGGAATGCGCACCCTGAATCGATGGCGGGCGATGGGGGAGTTTCCTGAACCCGATTTTCGGAAGGGCCCGAAAATGATGTGGTGGAAACCGGAGACCGTTCGCAGCTGGATTGAGGCACAGAAGCGCCGGTAGAATCCCGAACGGGACGGCCGGCTTGATCACCGGCCAAGCGGATCCGGGCGACACGCACTCTTCACCTGGTGTGCGTCGCCCGGGCCGGCCCAGTTAATGGACAGGTGAACCGTGGCATCAATTCAAAAGCGCCGTTACTGGGTGGACAAAAAAACCGGCAAGGAGGTTCCGGCAAATACGCCCGGCGCCGAACAGCGGGAATCGCGATTCTGGCGGATCAGATATCGGGACGCAGCGGGCAAACCCAAGAGTGCCCGGGGCTATGTCGATCTTCGCGCGACGCGCCAGCTCGCGGCGCGACTGGAGGCCGCAGCGGCGCAAGGCGAAGAGGGACTGATTAACAAATTTTCCGTGCACGACAGACGCCCACTGATGGAACACGTGGCCGATTACCTGAAGGATTTGGAGATGCGAGGAAGGGATGACGGCAACCTGGTCATTATGAATTACCGATTCAAGCGGCTGATCGAAGATTGCGGTTGGACCAGGCTGCGCGATGTGACCGCGGAATCGTTCGACCAATGGCGGCGGGAACGGTTCGTGGAATCGGGGAAGTCTGGCAAGACACTCAACCATTTTTTCGACACGATGCGTGCGTTCTTAAATTGGTGCGTCTCGCCATCGCGGAACCGGCTGGCGCGCAACCCGCTCACCGGTTTGGAGCGCCTGCCGCATAAGCCAACATTTCTTCGCCGCGCCCTGCAGCCCGAAGAGCTGGTGTCGCTGTATAAGGCGGCGCCGGTGGAGCGCTATCGCGTGTACGTTTTCGCCGTAACTACCGGACTGCGTCGCCAGGAGATCGCCGATCTGCAGTGGAGCGACGTCGTCCTGGATGCGCCTCAGCCGTTCCTTCAGCTCCGCGACTATGCCACGAAGGCGCGGCGCGCGGATGTTTTTGCGATCAAGTCGGAGGTGGCGGCGATGCTGAAGGAGATCCGCCCAGGCGCGTGGTCGGCAGAGGACAAGGTGTTTGCCGCCGTCCCCCAGGTGAGCGAGCTGCTGGCGGACCTGGAGGCTGCCGGCGTCGCGTTACCAGACGCCGAATCGATTGACCGGATTGATTTCCACGCCCTGCGAACAACCCTGGGATCGTTCATCGGGCGGGCAGGGATACCGGAGCGCACCGGTATGGAGCTGATGCGGGTCACCGATCCAAAGCTATTGCGCCGGACTTACTGCGATCCGCGGATCCTGCAGACCGCGCAGGCCGCCGCCGGTCTGGCGATTCCGACCGGGCGGCCGACCCCGCCATCCTCGGAACCGATGATCCTCACCGGAACCGACGCCTATCCGCTCGCCCCCTCCGATCCCGGCACTCGGGAAGCCGGCAACCGGGGCAACAATCGGACACAAAAACCGGGCGCGGAAGGGCAGTCAGAGGCAGTCATTGGCAGGATGTCTTTGACGCTCGATGGTGGCCAAGCATTGTCCGTGGGGGGCTGTAGTCCGCCAATGGCCTCTACGGGCATTGATCGGCAGGATGGTGACAAAAATGGACCGGGTGGGGCTCGAACCCATGGTGGGATTGCGGATTTACCGGTGAATTTCAGGTTTCCAGGGGCGGCGGGGCAGTTATCGGACACGCATAATGCAGCGTTCGTCCCCTCCCCCTTAACTATACCCAAACAGGCTGATCGGCCGCCTAGGCGTGCGCCCGATCGACTACTGGAAAATCTGACGGAAATGTGGCCGTCACTCAGCGTCGCTATGCGCGAATCGCTGGTGGCTATGGCCGCAGCAGCGGCGAAGGAGACAAGATCGTGAGTGCGAATCCAAAGTCCGCGATTAAATTCGCCAAAACGTACAGGGGAAAGAACCCGCAGCCACCGGACTTCGGATTCCTTGGCCGGCTCCATCCGCCATACCCCCGGCCTCCGATGCCTCCCCCCGTCCCACCTGATCAGCTACTCGAGCATCTGGCGTCGTTCTGGATGGCCCTGAGCCCCGCTAGGCGCGAGTACATCGTGGCGAAGGCGGCGGCGACGGCGAGTGGGGCGGGTTGATGGCGTCCAGCTGGAGGTACTGGTGGCGGCGATGGCTGGGGTGGATGCCGGTGCAATTTTGCATCCAATGTGGAAAACCTTACTGGGGCGGCTGGCCGCGGAGAGGGTGGCGGGCGTGGATGCAGGATTTCTGTTCGAGGGAATGCTGCGATGATGAACCGGGACCGTGGCGCTATCAGGCGGGCGACGAGTTGGCTGCCCAGTCGCTGGTACATAGTCGACCCCGTCCGCAGGATCGTGTTCAATCACCCGCGGCGGATGCGGCACCAGGCGATGGCGCTGTGCGGTGTTGCCATAGATGCGAGCAACTGGCGCTTCGCCAGGCGGGTTTGGCGGGACACGAAACTTGGATTGCTGATCGTGCGCGGGCGGGAACTCGATGGCGAAAAGTTTCTGGCGTTCGCCAGGAGTGATGACTGGCCGACTATCGAGGCGGCAGCGGCGGGGATTTCTTAATCCAGCAATTAGTGACTGGAGGCGCGATGCCTCACACATTGCGAACCGGACTTCCGTTACAAGGGGCGGGACCCTTTATAAAGGAAAAGATTATGGCCGTGATCACTGGAGTGGACGCTCTGCGCCCCGGTTTCAGTTTGGTTATGGAGCTGCTTTGCTCCCTGCCCCGGTGGCCGGCCCAGGCGCCGCTGACGGCGATCGTGCGGGACTTAAATTTACCGAACCAGGTATTGCTGCAAAAGATGCTGCGGGATCTCAAGGGCATCGGTTTCGACGTTCGGTGCACCAATCATGATCGCTATGGGCGGGTGGCGTATATTACGCGGCTGGGCTGGGAATATGCCGAGGCGGCGGCGGAAAACTACTGGCAGACTATTTGGGGGGACAAGCGGGGCACAGCGCCTGACTTGGGGGGCGAAGCGGCGGCGCCCAGCGCGGCGGCGTGAGGTCAGTCACGGGGTCATGTCAAGCGCATGTAAAGCGGGGCCTTCCATGTCTACGTTCCCGCCGTCTATGTTGGAGTTCTGATGGCGCGTGACCCTCCAGGAGATGGGCTTTGAGAACAAAAAAAGAAGCCGGCGGCAAGCTTGCGGTGACGATTTCCGCCGCGCTGGTGGGGCGGATGGAGCGTTTGGCGGCGAAGCGCAAGGCGTTGAACGCCAAAACATGGGAGATGAAGTGCGCCGAGGACGCGATGAAGGAGGAGATCAAGGCGGAAATGGGGCGGTATCGGAGAGCGGCGGTGGGGAAAACTGGGCGGGTGGTGGAGCTGGTGACGGTGCATCAGGATAAAAAGGTCGTCGAAGCCTACAGCTACGTGCTCGTCAGGGTCGTGAATCCAAAGTGACGCCTGTTGGTCAGCGGGAATGGCACTTTCTGGTGTCATGTCAAGCGGATGTAAAGGAGGGGCTTCCCTGGCGCGCGGGTGGTTGCTTACTGTGAACATCATGGAAGTGATTCGTCATTTCGGGCATTTCGGGCGCAAGATCAGGCTATACGCGGGGCTTATGTACCTGCGTTTCGCCGGGCTGGCCAAATGGGCGACGGCGCTGACGGCGATCGCCGGGTGCGTGGCGGCCTGCTGGAGCCTGGCGAGTTCGTGGGAAGCGCGGACCAGGCAGCAACAGGCGCGGGATGACCATGTGGGGGAAGTCCAAAGCGAACTGCTGGAGGTGAAGGGGGACGTGAAGAAGCTGGTGGGTGACGTGGGAGATATCAAAGGGACGTTGCGGACCTTCTTGCGCGATCGTGAGCCGCCGCATCTTTCGTTCGATCCCGATCTGTCGAATCCCAGGTAATGGAGCGCGCATGAACAACGGCGTGATCTACACGATTTTGGCCAAAGCCGTGAACGCGGCGCTGGGGATCCGGCCGGTACAACTGCTGCCCGAACCGCTGGGACCTGGGAGGCGGTTCACGAGCGGCCGCGGCCACGGGCCATCCAACCACTATTACCTTCCGCGGGCGCTCCGCGTGGCGCGGCGAAAACAAGAGCGGCGGAACCGGCACGCGGCGCAGCGCCGGCTGCGGATTGCGGCCTGAGTTATCGACCGAGTCCACTTTTTTGAAGGGATCTATATGCATGACGTGAACGGCAAGCCTCTCAAGATTGGGGACAAGGTGCATATTCCGTGCGTCATCACAAGCCTGAGCGAGAGCTATCCCGACTTTTGCAATGTCGCCGTCGAAACCATCCACGGGCGCCGGCCTGACGGTCAGAAGAACCGGTATGGCGACATCAACACCGGCCAGCTCGAGAAGGTCGACGAGGCCTGACGACGAAGATCCGCTGAAGCATGAAACGCCAGACTGCTGGAGAGCGATGAAATTTTTCCCGTCATTGCGGTTCTACATCATGATCTTCGTCAGCGCATTCGCGGCGCTGGAGGCGATCACCGCTTGTGCGCCGCATTTTGCGCCGACGTCGGCGGACCTTCGTCCCACGATCAACAGTGCGTCGGTGGAAGTGCAAAAGCAGAATGGGGTGCTGACGGCGCAGAATCAGTTGCTCCAGCAGCAGGTTCAAACACTCCAGACGGCGGTGGACGCGGCGACGGCGACGGGCAGTTTGATCGACAAGGCGAAGGGGCAGGGGGCAAAGGCGGCGGCGGCTGGCGCCGGTGTCCCGGACGTGGTTACCAACCTTGCGGATCAATCAAAGACGCTGGACGGCGCGATGAGTTCGAACGGACAGACCGCGAGTGAGCTCCGCGCCGCCCAGGACGAGAACGGGAAATTGAAATCTGGAAATGCGGCGCTCGCGGCGAGCAATGTGACGTTGAGCGGGCAACTCAAAACGCTGACGGACCAGGCGGCGGCCGGCGAGAAGGAGAAGGCGGGGTTGCGGGCCCAGGTGGCGGAGCTGACGAAGGAGAAGGAGGAGGGGCGGCTGACGACGCTTTACCATTATTTCGGGCTGTCGATCGCGGCGCTGATCGCAGGCCTTGCCGCGGCGATCTGGATCCCGTCGCCGGGGAAGACGGCCGGTTATGTTTTGGCGACGATGGGGGGCGTTGGGCTGGCTGTCACGGTTTTTTTGATCGTGTGGATGAAGGTATTTGTGTGGCTGGTGCTGGCGGCTTTCGTCGCCAGCATCGGATACATCGCCTGTCAACTCTGGAAGACCCACGGCGCACTCGTGAAGACGAGCCAGGGCGTCGACGGCATCAAGCAGGACCTGCAGACGCTGGTGAGCAGCAGTCCGGCAGCGGAAGTGAGGACGGCGGCGGGGACGATCCTGCGGGATTGGTTCGGTTCGATCGAGAATGATTTTGTCGGGATATTTCACTGGCTGCACAGCGAATATGAGGCGGTGATCGCGCGGGTGCGATCCCTGATCGGGAGCAAACCGGCGGCGGCGCCCGCTCCCAATATGGCGGCCGCGGTGAACGGTCCGGCGAACATCCTGACGAAGGGTGTGTGATGGAAAGTGCGAAGGAAAAGGCATTCATCGAATTGATTCAGCGGGCGGTGCGCCCGCTTTATGTTCCTCTTGCCAAAAGGATTGAAACCATGGCCACGATTCAGGATTTGCTTACCTCCGTCGCCAATCTCCAGGCCGCGGACACGGTCAACAAGGCTCGCATTGCCGATCTGCAGACACAGCTCGCGGCGTCGCAGGCGGCCAACGGGACGATCGATGATTCGATCGTGAACAACATCAACTCCGTCAGCGCCGATTTGGATCCGCCAACGCCGGCTGCGCCGACGACCACCGCCTAAAGACGGCGGTATTCCGAACACGACGACGACGTCCGCCGAAGTGCGGGACTCGGAACGATGACCCCTTTTTTGGGAGACGCGCATGCCATCACCGACATTGACGCCCATCACGCCGACGCGCGCGGGGGTCGTGTTCGCCCTGGTCGCAGCCACCAGCGGCGGCGACAGCTTTTTGAATACCGGCGTCGAGGTTCTTCAGGTGACCAACGGCTCGGGAAGTTCGATCACCCTGACCTTTCCTATCGCGGCCACGGTGGACGGACAAGCCGTGGCGTCGAAGACCGTGGCCGTTGCTGCAGGCGCGACCAAGATCATCGGCCCCTTTCCGACCAGCGCCTACAACGACGTGAATGGATTCTGCAACGTCACATACAGCGGCGTGACGACGCTGACCGTCGGCATTCTCAAACCTAGTTGATTCCCGTCCCCCGCCGCCCCGGCCGCGGATGCGCAACACGCACGGGGCGCCGGGATTTTCGAGGAACCAGATGCAGCTTCGCAGATTCAGACCCGATCAATTCACGCGCGAGCCAAGGAAACTTGTGTTGCGACTGGGCGCGCGCCAGCTGATGGCCATGCCTGGGATGTATGACGGCACGCTGCCCACCTCGATCTTCTCCGCGGTGCACGCCGCCGGCGCCGCTCCCCTGGTCTTCCGACCGCCCAATCCCGTCGACGGGGTTAATTATGTCAACATGGATTCGGTGCCTCTGTTCGCCGATCCCATCTCGATCCAGGACACCCTCCAGGGAGAAACCGCGGATTGCTGGGAACTCGCAGTTGACGGGTCGATTGCCCTGGATAAGCCGGACCTGCTGCGCCAACTGATTATAAAAGAGGCCGAGAACGTTTACCGGGTGCGATTCTTCCGCAATGGGGCCGACAACTGGGTGTATGTTTCCGCCGATGTGCCAAACAATGGCGTGCACGTGACCCGGTGCCTATGGCCGGCGATCAAGGAAAAGGCGTGCGCGTTTTTCCGCAACGGGGCGAATACCTACGCGTCTTTGGATAACGGCCTGAATGCTTCGGCCTATAACGATGAGGGGTTCTCGACCAAGCAATATGCCGCCAACGCCGCCGGTTGGGCAGCTGCGGCAGTCGCGCTAGCGGCGGGCTGGCCGGCGTCGGTGATCACGGTGCAGCTGATGCCCCCAGGCGTCGCGCTGATCGGGGATCATTCGCACACGGTCGTGGCCGTCGACGCAACGAACATCACGTTTCATAACCCCTGGGGATTTGACGGGGCAGGCGCGGACAGCAACCCCGCCGACGGCACGGTAACGATACCGGTGGCGCTGGCGAGCACAGGCGTGGCGGTGATCTGCATCACGACCGGCTTCACGCCGCCGCTGCCATTCGCCCCCGCGGCGACCCCAGTATCTACACAGGAGTCTGCCGTGCCGCCGACCATCACCATTGTCCCCAGCAAGCTAAACCCCGCCCTCAAGGAGGTCATCACGATCGGGTGGACGACGGATGCAGCAACCGTGGAAGTCACTGATGCGCTCTTCAAAATGAAGCAGATATACAAACCGGGGGATCCCTTCGCATTCACCGTGACCGCGCCCGACGTGTACACCTTTACTCCGATCGCCGCCGACGGAACGCGCGGGGTTTCGGCGACTTATCCCGTGCTACAAGCCGCACCGTCGCCGGCGGGGAAAGTCTTGCAGGCGGTCGAGCTGGTGGCCACTCCGATTTACATCGGCGGGGTCCGCGGCACGCCAACGACCCAGACTATTACCGCTTAAAAGGGAATCAGCACCGCAGTCATGCGCCACGACTACTACAACATCCTGATCGCCTACAGCGCATTCGCACTGCTGCTGGCCAGTTGCAAACCGCCCGCTGCCGCGGCGCCCTCGCCTTCGACGGCGGACACGCTGGTCGTGGTCGACGGCGGCTGGGGCGAGGATCAAACCGGGAAGATGGCCGCGGCCATTCGCGCCCAGTGCCCGCGCGCGCGGGTGATTTCAGTGGGATCGTGGGATGCGTACAAGGTGGATATCCGCCCGATCATTGCCGCCAACCCGCTGCCGAAGCGGGTTTATATTCTGCATAGCTACGCTGCTTGGTGGCTGACGCAGACGCTGCCGCATGCGGATTACGAGGTGATTTTGGACGGGGTCAATCCGGGTGGATCCGGGCAGACCTGGTACGGAGACCTGCCACTTCCGGCGAACGTCGATCACGTTGAGCTCTACTGGCGGACCGATTTAATCGGTCCGCGCGACGCGAGGATTCCAGGAACAACGCCCATCATTGTCCCCGGTGCTCACAACGACGTGCCGAACAACGAGGGCGTAATCGCTGCGACAATCGCTGAAATCAATGCACTTGAACCATAGAGGAGAAACAATGCCTACCGCCCAGGATTATTCGAGCGCCCTTACAGCCCTGAATACCGCCGACCAGGCGGTCCAGGCAAAACTCAAATCGCAGCAGGACACAATCGCGCAACTCCAAAACACCGTTGCGAACCTCCAGGCGCAAATCAAGCAGATGACCGATGCCCAGGTGCAATCCGATGCGCTTGCTGATGACGCGATCACGCAGATTAAATCGGTCACGAACGACCTGAACCCGGCATGAGGTCCGCCGCCGCGACCATCGGATTACCAGGAGTGGAAACCAAATGACCCTTCCGACGCTTTCATCACCTGCGATCAGGAGCGACGGCCTGCATCTGACCGCGACGTTTTCAATTCCTGGCATGACGCCTACCAGTGGAAGCGACGCGGGCGGGATTGCCGTGCATGTTTCTGGTGGAACTCCCAATGTGACTGGGTGGTCCATCAGCGGAACGACGTTGACACTTATGCTGGATGAGGCGGTTCTGCAGGGATCTGTCGTCACCTACGACTACGTCGGCCCCGCGCCGGCATTTGACTCCGCCAACTTTGAGGATGGGTCCAGCAACGCCATGGCAGCGTTCTCGGGGGTGACGGTAGCGAATAGCAGCGGCGGTCCGGCGATAAATCCAGCACTGAATCCCGCTTCACCACAGGGTTTTTTTTGAGGGGAAACAATGAACATGCAGACAGCTCTCACGAGCGCGGCCCACACGTCGGGCGCCGTGGCGGTCAAACGCGGCCGATATATTTTGAAGATCGACGGAACACTTGGATCCGGAACCGTCACGCTGACCTGGTGCGAGACATCCGGCGGCACATATGTCGCGATCGGTACGGGCGTGAGCCTGGCCGCGGCGGGAACCACCGAATTCGACACGGACGAGGGTTTTATCAAAGCGGACCTTTCCGGATCCACGGGCGCGACGGTGAATTGGGGGATCGCCGGCATTGTCGGCCGGGCGGCATCGGACGCTTGAGCCAGGGAACCAACACGACGACTTTCAGAATGTGAAGTTGAGGGGCAAAAATGCCATCGCGTCCATTGGCTCATCGGCCTTCATTCCATCGCCCGTCATCGCCGGCGCCGCGGCCGACGGCGGCGGCCCGCGGGTACGGGTATGACTGGCAGGAAAATCGGAAGCTGTTTCTGGCGGACCCGGCGAACGCGATTTGCCGGATGTGTTTGGCCGAAGGGCGGGCAACCGCGGCAACGGTGGTCGACCACATTATCGCGCACCGCGGAAATGAACATCTGCGGATGGATCCGAAGAACTGGCAGCCATTATGCAAGCGGCATCACGATCAGAAGACGGCGCGAGAGGACGGCGGATTCGGGAGGAAGGGCAAATGAGATGGCAGTGCAAGTTTTACATTTTTGGGTGGACGGATGTCATGAACGTGGAGGGCGCGCGGCTGCCGGCGGACGAGACGGTTCGGGCGGGCGTGTTCGCGATCTTTTATGGGCTGCCGATTCGGCTGGTGAAAGGAGAGAGCCGTGGCTAACCGTCCCAAACCGATGGCGCTGAGACTGGCCGAGGGGAATCCGGGGAAGCGGGCAATGAAGGGAAAGGGGGTGACGGCGGCGCCGGAGCTGCCGGCATGTCCGAAGGGACTGGATTCAGAGGCGATGCGGGAATGGAACCGTTTGGCGCTGGTGATGTTCAGGCTGGGGATATTGACGGGCCTTGATCGGGCGGCGCTCGGGGTGTACTGCCAGAATTATTCGGTGTGGATCCAGGCGGTGGGAAAGGCGAAGAAGGATGGGCTGGTGGTGGATGTGAACGGGGGTCTGCAGGCGAATCCCTACCTGGGGATTGCCAACCGGGCGGCGGAGCAGATGCGGAAATACATGACGGAGATGGGGCTTACGCCGGCGAGCCGGGCGAGTTTGGTAGTTTCGGAGAAGGGTGGCGATGACCTGGACGACTTTTTGAACCAGAACTGGAAGGCGGGATGAAAAAAAAGGTCGACAATGTCGCGCGGAACACGAAGGCTTGGACGCGGAATGTGGCGGACGAGCGGGCGGTAGCGCGCGGGTGTTATTTCGATCTGGCCGCGGCGGAGCGCGTACGGACGTTTTTCAGCACATTCTTGCGGCATGGCAAGGGTCGGTGGGCGGGTGAGCCATTCGAGTTGCTGGATTGGCAGTGGGAGCGGTTGATTGCGCCCTTGTTCGGTTGGAAGCGGGAGGATGGGACGCGCAGGTTTCGCAAGGCGTATGTAGAGCTCCCCAAAAAGAACGGGAAATCGACTCTATGTTCGGGATTGGCGACTTACATGCTGGTGGCCGACGGAGAGGATGGAGCGGAGGTGTATTGTGCGGCCGCGGACAAGGCGCAGGCGGGGATCGTGTTCAACGAAGCGGCGAACATGGTGGAGAAATCGCCGAAGCTGGCGGCGCGGCTGCAGGTGATTCGATCGACGAAGCGGATGACGTTTTTGGCGAAGCAATCGATTCTGCAGGCGCTGTCGGCGGACGTGAAAACCAAGGAGGGGCTTAATGCGCACGCGGTGATTTTCGACGAGCTGCACGCGCAGCCGAACCGGCGGATGTTCGACACGCTGGTATATGCCGGTGCATCGAGGGCGCAGCCGCTGCATATTTACATTACGACGGCGGGGCACGATACCGAGAGCATTTGTTACGAGCAGCATGAGTATGCGCTGGCGATTTTGAGCGGGGAAAAAGAGGATGACGAGTTTTTCGCCTTCGTCGCCGCGGCGGATCCAGGGGACGACTGGGAGGATGAGAAGACCTGGAAGAAGGCGAACCCAAGTTATGGGATCACGATCAAGCCGGAGGATTTCCGGGCGGCGTATATCGAGGCGAAGAACAAGCCGGCGGCGCGGAACAGTTTCAAGCGGTACCGGCTGAACATCTGGACGGAGCAGGAGACGCTGTGGATTGCCCCCGAGCAGTGGGCGGCGTGCGCCGGGGCGGTGGATCGGGAGGAACTGGCTGGACGGGCATGCCATGCGGGGCTGGATTTGGCCAAGACGGGGGATCTGACGGCGCTGGTCCTGATTTTCCCGGCGGAGGATGATTTTATCGATGTGCTGCCTTTCTTCTGGATCCCGGAGGACAAGGCGAAGGAGAAGGAGGAAACGGATAAGGTGCCTTACCGGCAGTGGGCCGAGGAGGGACTGATCACGCTGACGCCGGGGGCGACGACCGATTACCGCGCTGTGCGGCAGACGATCAACGAGCTGAAGGAGGAGTTTGAGCTGATCGATGCGGCATATGACGACTGGAACGCGCAGCATCTGGTCACGGAGATGCGGGACGAGGACGGGATGGAGGATATGTGGTTTGCCTTTTTCCAGAACATCAAGAATTTCAACGAGCCGTCGAAGGAATTTGAGGAGCTGGTGACAAAGAAGAAAATTCGCCACGGCGGCCACAAAGTGCTGGCGTGGAACGCGAAGAACTGCACGGTGATCACGGACCGCTCGGGGAACATTCGGCCGGTGAAGCCGAAGCACACGAGTTCGAAGAGGGTGGACGGGATTGTGGCGTTGATCATGGCGCTGGGACGGTCGATCGTGAACCCCTCGGGCGCTGGAACGAACTATGGCGAAGGCCATGAACTGCTGGTGCTGTAAATGAAGATGCCGAGGAAATGGATGCCCAGGAAGAGCACGATCGAGCGGGCGGCGGTGGTGGTGGGAATTGCGCTGGTGACATGGGGACTGTTCGGGATCTACCGGCCGCTAGCGCCAATATTTGTGGGGCTGGTGATTTTGATGGAGGTTTTGTCGGCGTCACCAAGGGAGAATGAATGAGCATTTTCGGCATCACTGAAAAGAGGTCGGAGACGCTGTCGAATCCGGGGTCGTTTCTGACGGGTGTCTTCGGAGGCCGGGGGACGGATGCCGGACTGATGGTGAGCGAGCAGACGGCGCTGACCTACACGACGGTTTACGCATGCGTCCAGGTAATTGCGGAGGCGATCGGGGTTCTGCCCTTAAATCTTTACCAGCGGAAGGGGGATGGGGCGCCGGCGCTGGTCGAAGATACTGCGATCGCGCCGATCGCGAGCTTGTTGAACGCCGCGCCGAACGACGAGATGGGGTCGATGAGTTTCAAGGCGACGGAGATGGGGTGGACGCTTACCTGGGGGAACGGCTACGCGGAGATCGAGCGGAACAACGCGGGATTTCCGATCGCGTTGCATCCGATCGCGCCCAATCGGGTGGTGCCGCGGCGGCGGCAGGGAATGCGGGCGGCGGACTGCCCGATCGAATACTGGATTACGCGGACGGCGATGATGAGCCCTTACGTTTTGGAACAGCCGATTGACGCGGTGGATGCGATCATTCCGAAGGATGATATGTTTCATCTGGCGGGATTGGGGTATGACGGGATCATTGGGTATTCGCCGGTGGCGATGGCGCGGGAGGCGGTGGGGCTGGGGCTGGCGGCTCAGGCATATGGCAGTCGATTTTTCGGGAACAATTCAACGCCGAGCGGGGTTTTGCAGACAAAGGGGAAGGTGAAGGATCCGGAGGCGCTCAAGGCGCAGTGGGAAGCGGCAAACGCCGCCGGCAATCAGCGCCGGACGGCCGTGCTCGAGTACGGAATGACGTGGAACCAGATCGGGATCCCGCCAGAGGACTCGCAATTTTTGGAGACGCGTAAATTCCAGCGGAGTGAGGTATGCGGCATCTATCGAGTGCCGCCGCACATGGTGGGCGATCTGGATCGATCGACGAACAACAACATTGAGCACCAGGGGATGGACTTCGTCACCTATTGCCTGCTGGGATGGTTGACCAGGTGGGAGCAGGAGGCGAACCGCAAGCTGCTGACAAAACAGCAGCGGGCGATGGGCTATTTTTACCGGTTCGATGCTGACGAGTTGATGCGCGGGGACATGAAGACGCGATACGAGGCCTACCAGATTGCGCGGAATTCGGGGTGGATGAACGCGAATCAGATCCTGGCGAAAGAACATGCGCCTGCCCAGGCGGGGGAGCAGGGGGAAATTTACCTGGTGCCGATGAACATGATGGACCAGCGGAGTCTTTTGGAGCCGGGCAAGTCGATCGACCCGGCTAAGGTACGATCGAGTTTCCGGGCGTTGCTGGCGGACTCGGCCGGGCGGGTGGTTAAAAAGGAAATCAGCGCGGCACGGCGTGCGGCGAAGGACCAGGGGACGTTTGCGCAGTCGATGCGGGCGTTTTACCGGGATCATGCCGATTACATCGAGTTGGTGATGGCAGAGACGGCGAGCAGCCTTGGGGACATGGTGGGAGCGCCATTTCCGACGGTGCGTGCTGGGGTTCGGCGGCTGGCGAAGGAGAGCGTAGCGCGGGCGATGGGGGAATTGGCGGCGCCGGCAGTGGATGTTGAGGCGGTGGCGACGCAGTGGGACGCGGTGCGTCCTGGCCAAATGGCGGATGCTCTTTTGAAGGAGATTGGACTGTGAAGACTGAAGTGCGATTCTTGGCGGGGCAGGAAGTTCGGATGGTCGCGGCAGCCGACGGGAAACCGGCGATGATTGAGGGGTATGCGGCGGTGTACGATTCGGTGAGCCAGGACCTGGGCGGGTTTGTGGAGGTGGTGAAGCCCGGGGCATTCGCCGCGGCATTGGCGGCGAAGCCGGACGTGCGGGGTAAATACAACCACGAGGCAATGCTGGGTCGAACGAAGTCGGGGACGCTGCGGCTGTTCGATGATGCGAAGGGATTGCGGTACCAGATCGACGTGCCGGCCACGACGGTGGGTCGGGATGTCGCGGAGAGCATTCGGCGCGGCGACGTGGACGGGAGTTCTTTTTGCTTTCGGGTGATGGGGAGCGACGGGGAGAGTTTTCGGAATGTGAACGGGCAGCTGCTGCGGGAACTGCGGGTATGCCAGATATTGGATGTCGGGCCGGTGGATTCGCCGGCGTACCTGGGGACGGAGGGGAACCTGGGATTGCGTTCCCTGCCGGAGGCCTCCAGGAAGGCGGCGGAAGCGGTGGGGGGGACCGCGGGTCCCACGCGATCGCGGTTGACCGAGGCGCGGCTGAAACTGGCGGAGAAGGGGGCGGAGGGGCGGTTCTATCTTATGTCGGAGGATCCGGATTCGGCGTGCGCGGATGCCTGCCGGCAGGCGGGCAGCGCATGCGATTCGTTATGCAGCCTGGGGTGGAAGGTTTCGGGGCTGGATGACGCGATGGCGGCGGCGCGAGACGCGATTTTGGTGTGCCAGGCGACGGCGTGCGCCTTGGAGAATGAGGAGTCTGGGATTGCCGGCGATCTGGCGGCGGTGGCGGCGAAAGCGCTGAGAACGACCGCAGAGGTGTGCGGCAGCCTGGATTATCCGGTGGCAAAGCTTTGCGCGGTGATTTGCCAGGAAGCGGCGGATCAGTGCGACGGGATGACCGACGACGACGCCACATAAGTGCGGAACGGCGGCGCTCTGTACCTATGTCAAGCAGAAGTAAGGGTGCGGCTTGTCTGCGGGGCGCCAGGGTGTAAAGTTGAGTCGTTACGTCAATCAGGCTTTGCCCACGCCGGTCTGTCTTCGGAGCCGTTGCTGACCAACTGCCGGTTGTGGTGAAAAAGCGAGAAGTGAACGCCGTTGCGGTCATGGATCGCTGGACATGGTCAAAAAGAACCATGCCGGTGGATCATGCTCAAGGCTTGGTGATTTTCCGGCAGCAGAGACATGCTGGGGAGTCACCGAAAATGGCAACCATCAACGAACTTAAGCAAAATCGCGCCAAGCTAGTCGCTGACGCCCGGGCGATTCACGCCAAGGCGGAGACCGAGAAGCGCGACATGAACGCCGGCGAGACCGAATCGTTCAACAAGATCATGGACGTGGAACTGGGAACCGCGGACAAGGCGATCGAGGCGGCCGAGAAGAATGACCGGAACCTTGCGAAGCTCAAGAGCGAGGAAGAGCGGCTGCTGGAGAGTTCCGGGCGGCGTGCGGATCCGAATCCGTTGGGCGGAGCGGCGAAGCCGGCAACGGAGTTTCGATATACCTCGGCGGGCGGTCGGGAACGGGTAATCCCGTTGCGCGGTGAGCGTTCGACCGAAGTTTACAACAGCGCGTTTCGCAGGTCGCTGATCGATCCGATGTCGATGCTAAAACTGGACGAGCAGCGAGCATTGGCCGGCGACAGCGACACAGCGGGTGGTTTTTTGGTGGTGCCGCAGCAGTTTGCGGCGCAAATGATTGCGGCGCTGGACAACGCTGTTTTCATCCGGCGGCTGGCGAACGTGCTGCCGCCGATCGAGAAGGCGGAATCGCTGGGGATTCCCACCCGTGAAAACGACCTGGCGGATACGGACTGGACATCGGAAATCGGCACCGGATCGGAAGATTCGTCGCTGAACTTCGGCAAGCGCGAGTTGAAGCCGCATCCCCTGGCGAAGCGGGTGAAGATCAGCAAAACCCTTTTGCGGAAAGCGACGTTGAACCCCGAGGCGATCGTTATGGATCGCATGACCTACAAGTTCGGGGTGACCGAGGAGAAGGCCTTTTTGTCGGGCAGCGGCGCCGGGCAACCCCTGGGCGTCTTCACCGCGTCATCGAACGGGATTTCCACGGGGCGCGACGTTTCAACTGGGAACACCACAACCTCCATCCAGGCCGACAACCTGCTGAACGTGAAATACTCGCTGAAGAGCCAGTATTGGGCTCGGGCGCAGTGGGTATTCCACCGGGACGCCCTGAAGCAGATTTCGAAGTTGAAGGACGGGGTGGGACAATATTTGTGGAGCGCGGGCCTGAAGGGCGGCAGCCCGGACACGCTGTGTAACATGCCGGTCAATTTGAGCGAATACGCACCCAACACGTTCACCACGGGCCAATATGTCGGGATCCTGGGGGACTTTTCCCAATACTGGGTCGTCGATTCGCTGGCGATGCAGGTGCAGACGCTTCTGGAACTGTACGCGGAGACGAACCAGAACGGGTATATCGGCCGGAAGGAGACGGACGGGATGCCGGTTCTGGAGGAGGCTTTTGCGCGGGTGGCGTTGGGATAGCCGCAAGGGTTGCGATCCCTGGGATTTTGGTGCCGGGGGTTCTTTTTGAATTGGAAATCTTTCGGAGACACGCGATGAATCTTTTGAAGCATGTAAAGGTGACGGTGATTTCGCCGGCGGCGGTGGCCGCGCAGACGGCGATCGACAGCACGGTCCTGGACATGCAGGGCTTTGACGGCGTGATGTTTATCGCGCTCACGGGCGATGCGACCAGCGGCACGGTGCTGACGCTCACGCCCAAGGGCAACACGGCCAGCTCGACGAGCTCACCGGCGCCAGTGGCGTTGACGGCGATCGCGGCGACATACACGGCCACGGGCGCAGCGGACGCTGACTCGATGGCGTTGATTTGCGACGTTTACCGGCCGCAGCTGCGGTACATCTACGCCAACCTGACGAGGACAACGCAGAATTGCGTGATTGGCGGGATCATCGCGATTCAGTATTGCGCGGCAAAAAAGCCGACGGCACAGGATGCGTCGGTAATTGCGTCGACGTTTGGCGTTGGCACTTAAGACCCATACGGGGCCGAAAGGGGGCTTTGGGCTTCGACGCCCGAACCCCCTACCCCGGTTTCGGTTGTTGTCGGCGGCCAGTGGTCAGTGGCCGCGACGAGTAACGGTTCTGACCGCGGGTACCTGACCACTTACCAGGGGCATGAAAATGGCGGACAATTCATACCAGTCGAAGGTTTACGAGAAGCAGGGCGGCGACACCCTGGTAGTGGGCCCGGGTGGGACGCTGCAGCTCGAAGGCGCCGTGAGCGGGCTCTCGGCTGGGGGGCGGTTTTTCGTTTCCTCGGTGACGGGGCTGTCGGGGAACGACGGACTGAGTTTTTCGAGTCCCAAGGCGACATTGGCGCAGGCGATTGCATTATGCACGGCGAACAAAGGCGACGTCATTTACTTGATGCCGGGGCATGCCGAATCGCTGAGCGGGGCGGCGGCCTTGAACATCAACGTGGCCGGCGTTTCGATCGTCGGGCTGGGTAATGGGAGTTTGCGGCCGACGTTCACATGGCACACGACGGACGCAGTGGTGACGATCTCGGCAAACAACGTGCTGGTTCAGAATATCTTCACGGCGGTCGACATCGACGAGGTGGTGAGCATGTTCCTGGTGACGGGGACAAACTGCACGCTGGAACGGGTTGATTTCGGGGCATTGGGAACGAGCGCCCAGGCGATCCAGTGGTTGCTGACGACGGCCGCGGCCGATTTTCTGACGATCAAGAATTCTTTGCACCGGCAGCTGACGGCGGCGGGTTCGGCGCAGAAGTGGATCCAGCTGGTCGGGACGTTTCTCACGCGGATCGTGGACAACACGTTTCAGATCGTGGCCAACGCGTCGACGAGCTCGCAATTGATCGCCGGGACGACGGCGGTGGTGTACTGCGAAATTTCGCGGAACAACATTCTGTGGATCGGGGCGACGATCACGACCGTGGTGAATCTGGTGACGACTTCGACGGGGATCATCTGCGACAACCGGTGCGGGAGCGGAACGAGTGTCGCGACTGCGGCCGCATTCACGGGAGATGCGTGCTTCATGTTTAACAATCTCTGGGCCGATACCGCGGCCGCATCGGGCCTGCTGGCGCCGGTGGTGGATACGGACACGTGATGCCGGGGGGTTTAGGTCACGGGCTTATTTTTTCTCGCATGGGAGCCGCGCATGTTCGTCAGATTTCGCACACTTTCCGCAGGTCCGGCCGGCGTACGCCTGGCGGGATCCATTCACGAGGTTTCGCCGGCTGAGGGAATCGCTCTGGTGGCGGGCGGGTTTGCCTCGGCATGTGACGAGCAGGGCAAGGCGGTGGTGGAGGGGCCGGCGGAGACCGCCGTCAAGAAGCCGAATTCGAAGGATGAGAAGCGAGGGTAGCAGTGGGCAGCCAGCAACTCATCGTGCCGCCGCTGGCTGAGCCGCTTTCGCTGGTGGACGCCAAGGCGCAGCTGCGGCTGGATGCGGACCAGACGGCCGACGACATGCTGATCGGGGCGTACGTCACTGCCGCGCGTATTCACGTTGAGAACTTGATTCGCCGGCAGATCGTGATGGCGACCTTTCGGCTAACGCTAGATCGCTTTCCGTGGCGGGTGCCGGCGTATTCGGGGGTGTACGGGGATCCGCGAGCGGTTCCGATACCGCATTTTGACGTCGGCAGGATAGTGCTGCCGAGTCCGCCGCTGCAGCAGGTGACCCGGGTTGCATATGTGGATGCGGGGGGGGCGGCGCAGACGATGGATCCCGCGCTGTATTTTGTCGATGACCAGGCGGAGCCGGCGCGGGTGATGTCGGCGGCGGGGACATCATGGCCGTCGACGCTGGGGCAGATCAATTCGTTGAGCATTACTTATACCGCCGGGTGGATGGTGCCGTTTGCCGTTGACGCTACTGCGGACACGGTGACGCCGGCGGGGAGGCCCAGGGCGAACGGGGACGGGGTGCGGCTTTACTTGGCGGGGGCTTCGCTGCCTGGTGGGCTGGCGGCGGGGTTGACGTATTACGTGGTGAACGCGGGGGCGAATTCGTGCCAGTTATCGCTGACAGCGGGCGGGTCGGCGGTGAACATCACGGATGCGGGCATCGGTTATTTCTTCCTGGACGCGACGCCTGAGCCGGTGCGGCAGGCGATACGGCTGGCGTTGAGTTTTTTTTATGACAATCGAGGGGACATGGAGGCCGTGCCGCCGGAGGCAATCGAGACGCTTTTGAGTTCCTACAACATCTGGAGTTTCTGATGGAGGCTGGGAGGTTGAGGCATCGGGTGCAAATCTTGGCGAAGCAGTCGCCGGTGGCGAATGCGGTGAACTCGTTTGGCGAGCGGACGCCGACGTGGGGTGTTGCGGCGACGGTATGGGCGCAGGTGAGTCCGATCAGCGCGCGGGAGACGGAGCGTGCGAAATCCTTTGGTCCAAACGTGACACACAAGGTCGTCATGCGCTATCGCACGCCTTTGCCGACGGCCGCCAATCGGCTGAGTTTCCGCGGCAGGAACCTGGATATTAACGGCGTCATAAACGTCGAGGAGCGAAATCGGGAGCTCAATTTATTCGTCACTGAATTCGTAGCGGGGAGTGCGTAATGGATGGAGAACTTAAAGGAGCCGCCGAACTGAAGCTGGCTTTGGGACAAATCGCCGAGAACGTGCGGAACAAGCACATGCGAACAGCCCTGCGCGCGGGCGCGAAAGTGATCCGGGGGGAATGCATCGAGCATGCGCCCAATCGGACCGGAGCGACCGGGGCTGCAATCAAGGTGCGGGCCGGGAAACGCCGGAAAGGCTTTGTGTCAATGCTCGTCAACATCGGCCGCGGGCTGTTCCAGGGGAAAACGTACTACGCCGGCTTCGTCAACTACGGCTGGACATGGAAACCCCACAAATCGGCGCGCTTCCAGCTGGGCGGCGACCAGGACGAGAAAAAGATTCCCGGGACCAGGTGGCTGAATAAAGCCTTCGCCGCCTCGGCGGGCGCCGCCCAGGAGGCCATCAAGACATCGCTGACAGAATCGCTGGCGGAAGAGGCGGCGGCATCCAAGGCGCTGAAATAGGAATGCGGCAATGATCGGAAAAGCGGTATATGGCAGGCTCTCCAGCGATGCGGGCGTTTCCGCGCTCGTGGGGAATCGCATATATCCCAACACTTCGCCGGAAAACGTCTACCCGATGATCGTCTACGACTGCCAGCAGGAGCCGGAGGATTCGTTGGAGCCGATGGTGCTCAAGGAGCACACCGTCACTTTGACGATTGTTACCACCAGCTACGACCAGGCCCAGGCCATTGCCGCGGCAACGCTGATTTCCCTTGACCGGCAGGGGGGGACCTGGGGCGGGATCTTCGTCAAAGGTTTTTTTGTTCAACAAACGTCGGAGGATTCGTTCTCCGATGGCAGCAATCCCAATCAGATTTATTACACGATCGACCAGCCCTACCGGGTCTGGGCGCAGACCTGATTTTTGAAAGGATATCATCATGGCCAATGAAGCAGTCGGCGACAACGGGCTCATCGAATACGACAGCGGCGGAAGCGTCTATGTGGCGCTTGCAAAAATATATGACATCAGCCCCAACAAGCTCAGCGTCAAGGAAGTCGAGACGCTGAAACTCAATTCGGCCGCCATGGAAACCCAGCCCGGCACGCCTGATTATGGGGAAGTCACTGTTACGATCGGATTCATTGCCGCCTCGACCACACTGATCAACGGGTGGGTTGCCACCAAATCCATCAAAACCTTCCGCATCACCCCCGACGATTCCGCGAACACCGATTCCACTGAGATCTTCACCGCCTGGGTCAAGGAATACGAACCGTTGGGTGGTGAGTGGAAAAAAGATGAAACGATCAAGGCCAAGCTGACGCTACGAATTACGGGCGTCCCGGCGTTCGCCGCCGGGTCCTAATAAACCTCCCAGTCATTCGAGCCTTCTTTGAACGGAGCAGTTTCATATGACAGACGCGAATCCCACCCTCCTGGAGCAGCTCGCCGGCGTTTCGTCCAGCGTCGCAACCGTCCTGATCGGCGATCAGTCTTTCTATATTCGGGTTTTGTCGGGGACAGAGCGCGACGAGTGGGAGGAGATCGTGGCAAACGTCACCAGCTCTGAGAAGCGATGCGGGCGATCGAAAACCTACGCGGACCTTCTGGTCCGCGCACTATCGACCGCCCAGGGCAAGCGTGCGTTCAAGGATGACGCCCGCGACGCTCTCGCCGAATCGGTAGATCACAAGACCCTAAAACGCCTGTTTGAAGCCGCCGTTAAATACAACCTCATCGGAGAAGAGGGAGTCGACGACGCAAAAAAAGGTTCCGCCGCCGGCCCCACCTCCGATTCTGGAACACCATTGCCCGCTCCATCGGAATGAGCATCGCGCAAGCAAAAGCTTGTGTTGATTCCCGGGAGTTCACCGACTGGCAGGCGGCGTATGAAATGGAACCATGGGGAGAAAAGCGTGAGGATTTCCGCGCGGCGATCGTCATGCAGGCGAACGCCGCGGCGCACGGCGGAAAATTGAAGCTCAAGGACGCGATCGAACTCCTGAACCCTTGGGAAGAGTTCGAGAGAAAGCATGGCGCCGATCCGCAATCGATTCGGACGAAGATTCGAATGTTCAATGCTGGCATCGCCGGCTTAGCTCGGAAGAAAGGATAGGCCGTGTCATTTTTCGGATCGCTCACCGCCCTTCTGAAGTCCGACAATCGCCAGTGGTCGAAGGGGATGGACCAGGCCGGCCGGGATGTCGATCGGCTGGATAAGAAAACGAAAAACTTTTTCAAGGAGCTCAAGGGCAGCTTCGGCAAATCGTCGGTGCTGGGACAATCGGTCAAGCTCCTCGCCGGCGGGGGAGCGATCGGCGCCCTGTCCCTGGCAACCAAGGATGCCACAGAGTTCGTCGACAAAATTGCGGAAATCAAAAAGCAATTCGATGCCGGCGACACAAGTTTCAAGGATATGGCCGCCGACATTGCGAGAGAAATCCCCGTCGTGGGCGGATTCGTGAAGTTTTTTGATTCCGTCCGCAATGCCATCACGGGTGAAAAAGATGAAATCGATGCGATGAACAAGGCGGTCGCAGACCAGAACGCCGCATTTGAAGAACGGAATCGCCTGATCAAGGAGGGAGCGGCCGCCCAGCGGGAATTCGGCGATCTGATTACGAAGCTCAAGCGCGATCGTGAACTAAATGCCTTGCCCGAGGGCGCCGAGAAAGATCGCGTGCGACTCAGGAACGAGCGAGATGACCAGCTCAAACAGGCAAGCGAGAATTACCAAAAGGAAGGAACGCCCGACGACCTGAAAAAACGCCAGGATGAATATGACAAGCTGACGGCGCAGCTTAATGGTGCCCAGTCCAGGGTGAACTCTGCGAATGCCGCCATGGAACGGCGCCGCTCGATCGACGCCAATCTGCACAACAAGGTCGGAGGAGATTACATCCTGAAACTCAGGGGGGACGATGGCGAAGCTGCGGAGAAGAAGCGGGCGGATGCCGCGCTGGCGCAGATTATGACCGATCGCCAGAACGCGAACATCAAGTTGCAGCAGCTGCAGAACAATGAGCTCGATGCGCGCCGGAACTTTAACGCGGCCAAGGAACAGATCGACGCCGGTTATGCCGAGGGCAACAAGAAGATCGCGGACCAGGCCAATAGCCAGGATGAGGAAAAACACCAGGCACAAATGAAAGCGTACGAAGAATTCACCGGTAAAAACCGGGAGGCGCTGGCCCGCGCGGGCGACAAGCTACGCCATGAAACCATGACGCCCATGCAGCACTTCCTGGAGGAGATGAAGCAGCTGGATGTGCTTTTCCAGACGCGCAACATCGACCAGGGGACGTTCCAGGGCATGGCCGAAAAGCTATTTCAGCAATTGTCCAAGGAAACCGAGCTTCCGAAGATCGAGTACCGCCAGGCCGATTCCTCCGCCATCCGCGGCGGCGGCCACATGATCCTTGAGCCCCCAAAAATCTCGGGACCGAATCCAATCGAGGACCTGCGTAAAACCGCCGTGGAGCAGCTCAAGGCGCAAAGAGAATCGAATCGGCTGTCGCAGCAGCAGATCGATTTGATTCAGGCCGGTGATATCACCGTGACGATCGCCGGGTAATTGGAGGCATCATGGCCAGCTGGGTAAAAACCGAAGCCATCAGAGGGCGCGAGGCCGACGGCGACATCCGCTCGGGCAAGGCGCAGGAACGCCAAAGCTATCGCGTCTATTTCGACGACGTCGACGCACGGGCGGCGGATGCGCTGGCGGCGCCCATGATTCCGGTTTGGGGCCAGCAGCTCACTCCCTATCTCCTCTATGTCTCCAATCTCAGGGCGCGACAGGACCCGGACGACCCGACGGTATTCATCGTCGAAGTCACCTACAGCACGCTTGAAATCTCTCAGCAAACCCAAAAGCCTCCGGGCGCTACGAAATGGAACGTGGAGATATCGGGGACGTCGGTGGCGGTGCAGGAGGCGGTGGAGAAGGACCGGAGCGGGAAGCTGATCGTGAATGTTTTGAACGAGCCGATATCGCCGGCGTTGACAAAGGTGCTTTACGACGAGCAGATCGTGGTGTCGTATTACTGCGACAATCCGGACTGGTCTGCGCTGGATTTATGCCGGGGGAAGGTGAATGACGGGGCGGTGACGTTGACGATCAATGCGACGACGGTGCCCGACGCGACGGATGCGGCGACGGTGGCGACGAAGCGGGTGTTTGGCAGCGAGTTGTTGAAGCTGGATTCGACCAGTTGGAACGTGGTGTATGACGCGACGGGGAACAAGGTGGTGCAGATGCACCTGACGTTCGTGTACCGGGCGGACGGGTGGGCGGAGGACGTACCGGCGATGTCGTATTTTCAGTTGGATGGGAGCGGTACGTACACACCGATTTTGATGAAGGACACGCCGGACGGGAAATCAGACGACAACAATCAAGTGTCGCATCCCTACCATATCAGCGGGGCAGGGCATGCGATTTTCACGACTTCGGACGACGTGCACACGGACACGTTTTTGATTGTGGAGAAGACGCCCTTCAGCATTCTTTTGAGGGAGATACCCTGATGAGCGTGCAGCCCGTGAAATTTGACAGACCGAGCGCTGTGCGGATTGCGAAGACGGTTCGGCGGGTCGAGGCATTTCCGGTCAATGCGCCCGGCGAGGCGCGGGGTGGGCCGGGCGAGTTCCGGGCGATCCAGGCGGCGGTGACGGCGGTGACGGTGACGGCCGACGGGATAAAATACTCGCTTCGGCGGGGGCATTGGGACGGGGCGGCGACGGCGACTCAGGGGGCGTGGGTCGACGACAGCGGGGGAATTGACGAATTTGGCTATGGGATGGATCCGGGGATGTTGCCACCCGGGGTGGGGGAATACGTATGGGCCATCTTTCGGGGGACGACGGCCTATTACTCGATCGTCGGGAGGCCTGGCGGCGGTCCGACTGGCTACATCACGGGCGCCGCAAGCGCCTCGGGGACATACGCCGGCGTAATCCTGGTACCGCCCGCGGCAGATGCGCCGGCTGGTACAACCTTGGCCGTGGGCGATTTCGGGACGGCGGGCGAGGAGATATTGATTGAGAACGCAAAGGAGGTGACGCTGGGGACGCACGATTTGACGGACGCGGCGAACACGTTTGATTTCGTGTGTCCGGGTATGAGTTATTTGCGGACGAACGCCGACGGCACCAAGGTGTTCGGCATCGACAAGGTTTTTGTGGGCTGCGACGACAGCGATGATGACGGGCCGGCGTTTGGGTTTTGAGGCGAAGCAGGCATGGCAATCACGTGGGCGACATTGGCGGACGGGCAGCTGGCGGCGAGCAAGGGGACGCTGTACACGGCGGTCGGGCAGGTAGCCATCACGGCGATCTTGCTGGTGAACACGGATTCGGCATCGCGGACAGTGAATCTGTACATCAAGCGAAGCGGTGGAACGAGCCGGCGTATTGCGGGGAAGGATATTTCCCTGGCGGCGGGAGGAAGTTTGAACGGGTGCGACGATTCGATGGGGATCCGGCTATCGAACGGGGATTTAATTGAGGGGGATGCAAGCAGTGCGACGGTGGTGGATTTTATGATCTGCGGGGTGACCAGGTGATATTGAATCGGATTCCGCGGGCGATTTACGATTGGGTCATAGCCACCTTTGCCGCCCTCGCCTCGCCCACATTCACCGGCACGCCTGCGGCGCCAACGGCGGCCGCCGACACGAATACAGCGCAGGTTGCGACGACGGCCTACGTGATCAGCCAAGCTTCATCCTCGACACCGGCGGGTGACGGAACCGCCGCGATCGGCACTTCAAAAAGATATGCCCGCGCCGATCACGTCCACCCGACTGATGCGAGCAGAGCGCCGGCAGCATCGCCGACATTCACGGGCACTGTTGCCGGCGCAGCACTCTCGTTCTCCGGTGGCGGTCTATTCGTCCAGGGATTAACGCTCGGGTCGGGGACTGCGACCGCATACACCGGAGGGGACCTAAATTTAAGTCGCGGAGATGCCACCGGCGCCATTGCGTTTGGTCAAACTTCGGCTGGCTCGATTTTTTTTGACGGCTCTGCATTCGATTTCAATTGCGTGGCTGGAGCATCATGTAGATTTACCTCGACCGGCGGGGCGGTGTATGGAGGCCTGCCGGCGGGGAACGGAACAACAGCCATTGATAACATTGGTGGCGCCCGGCTGTACCAATATGACAACTCCGGAACGCTGGTGAACCTCTTTCATTCCGCAAGCGCCAGCTACATTTCGGCTGGCAATTTCTACGTCGGGCAAACATCCGGCTCCGAAGCGTTCGAGGTAACCGGCAGCGTCAAGATTACGGGATCATTCAAACCGGCATCGCCGCAAACCACGGTCAACGCATCATCCAGCGGGACGGTGGTTTTCTCCCAACCCCACCAGGGGCCCTCTAACAAAAAAGTCATCATCTATTGCAATGCCGCAGTGGGAACGGCTTCCTACACCTTCCCAACCCCGTTTTCCCATACGCCGGCGATCATCGACACAAACGGCCCGGCAGCCTCGGTCATAACGAGCCTGTCGACAACTGCAGTTACTGTGACGGGCGCGACAACGACAGGCATTATCATTCTTGAAGGCTATTGAGGTTAACGATGGCCGGAATAGTGCGATGTTCGAGGAGCGGCGGTGTGAAGCGGTCGGGCGCGGCGACCGCATCGTGCGCGTGCTATTCTCAAGCGTATACCTGTTCCGACGAGCCAGCCGGCATTTGGATGACCGTTCAAGATGCGGCATCGTTTCCAGATTTCTTTATTCTTGCCAGCGGCGACGATTCGTGCGGATGCTATCACTTTAATTTTGCAGACAAGCCCAGCCCTTCGCATGGCCCACTTTTTACATTGCCACAAGCCGTGGCGATGCCGAATTGCACCGGCTACCCATGTTGCGGTTGTTGCAAATCGCGCAAGACTCCGTATGCGTATCTGGCGACGATGAACAATGTTGGCTCCCTAGTCGGAACGTGTGTACCGATGTCATCAAGCGGCCCCGGCAGTGGGCTTGGGCGAAGGATGAAGATTATTTCTGTCGCCGATTTTACGTCGCCGAGGGTTATATTAAATGATAACTCTGTTCTTTCTGGCTACGATATTAACCCCGGCGTGACTATAAGCTCGTCGCAGTGTTTTTGGAGAACGATAGTCGCTAGCGCGATCACTTTCGACTTGTACATCGGCACACTCTGCACCGGAACTCCCGACAACCGATTCACGGCTGACTTGCAATTGATGGCGTATTGGGGGGCGGGTTGCACAAACTTCACCATGGGCCTAGAAACCTCCCGCGTGGTTGACTCCGCTGGCGTGACATCAAAGGTATTTTTATGGAGTGTGGGCAAATTGGGGCATTTCGTCGGAGGATTCTTTCAAGCCTTGTCGTGCGGAGGTACTACTGTCTTGAGTGATTTTCTGCCGAATGTTGGGGAGGTTACAGGGGATTGCGAAGAAGCTCCACCACCATAAGGTAAACATCATGCCGATTATATCGAGAGACGCGTTAAAGCAGGTCGCCGCGAGCAAGCCCGACGCGAAAGAGTATCTTGCCCGCGTTTACGCTGGCCGCGACCCCAAAAAAGATACCGATTCCCATATTTTTTTGCCGGCCGCCGAATACGCGGCGCTCGCCCAAATCTATGGTGGCGGCCGAATACAATCCACGCCCATTTCTGGCGTGCCGATGTTCCCGCGGGGCCTCGGAACGCTGGTGCGAAATGGCGTTGACGCAGCATCGCTAGGCTTGGCAAAACCGATAGCCGACGCACTGGCGAAAGCGTTCGCTGGAGGCAATTGCCAATGTCTGGCTCGGGAAGCGTGCCTGAATAAGCTCGTACCGGACGTTCACGAGGTGCTCACGCGGGAATGGCCAATGATTGCCGTAAAGGCGGCCTTTTGTGTGGTGGCGAAATCCCTGTAATTTGGTGGGAAGCGCGTCGTTTGTTCGCCTTTAGAAATTGACTTTTTCCAGGATCACGACACCCAAGGCCACGATAATAAGCATCAGGATAATAACGGCGACGGCCTTGAGGATTCCATTTTGCACGGCATCGGACATTTTCTCGGCGCGCGGGGCCGTGTAACGCGGACCGCCGGAAGGCTTTCGCGCGAGGCTCATGCAGGAGCCGCAGATTATTCCGTCGCCCCAGGGATATCCTTCGCCATCGTCCAGTTTTGTGTTGCATGCCACGCAGTCCCGGCCGATTGATCTGAGCTCGGATGGTCTGGAAGGTTTCGTTGAAAGCTTCGAATGGCATTCGGCGCAGACGACTGCGTCTTCCCAAAGCATTGGGGTTTCCAGATTGCCGATTGGCCGCTCACAGTTCTGGCATTTCTCCATGGGCGGGATCTCCGGGGAGGCGTCGCAGGAACGGGGAACTTTCAGCGTATATAGGTTGGTTCTTTTTTTTGTGCAACGCCGGGGAAGAGGTAGTTCATCCCGCCTTGCTGGCGGTGCGCGCCGAAGTTTTTGCGCGGGGGTTTGGATCGGGGTGGAGTTGGGCGATCCGGCGATCGAGAGCGCCCTGTAGCACGTCGCATTCTTCATAACTGAGTTTGGCGATGTCGCGGATGTCGGTGAAATTCATGGGCTTCTCCTCATCGGGTTCCTTAGCCGGCGTCGCTAAGTCAGCGGCGTCTCCCTTCCATGCGGCGTCGAGTTGCTCGGTAGTTAGTTTGAGGCCATCCGCAAACTCCTGGTATTTGTGGCCCTTGAATTTTTCCCATTTGACCGCGCGGCTCACCAGCGAAAGAGACACGCCTGCGCGCTCCGCGAACCTCTTGAGGGTCAGGTTGCGCTCGCTGATGAGCCCGACGAGGGTCTTTCCAAAATGGGCCATTCCTAAAACTCTCATACCGACAAACCCCGTCGTCAACAATGGTTAGAAGAAATATCGAAAAAACATCTAAAAAACAGTTGAAAGACATTCAAAAGACGATAAGCTTGTTTTTATCAGTCAGGAGTTCAGCATGGCGCTTCAAGTAACCATTCCCGACAAAGACCCCTTGATCACGCACCTGGAACGGCGCGCCATCAAGCGTGGCATGGCGACCGACAAAAAATCCGCACGCAAGAAAGCCTCGAAGCTGGCGCGCGCCCTGCTCAACGAACACCTGAGCGACCTCGAAAAAAACGGAGACCCCTTGGAACTCCGCTCTTGATGGTCCTTCTACTGGAGTCTGGCGGAATCCCTCTCTGGTGCCGCCAGCCCTCCTCTTTCTGTACGTGGGAGATTTTCAAATGTCCTCTTCAACATTCAACACGCCGCCATGCGAGGCAAGCGAAAAATCGCGGCCGGCGGAACTGTCCGATAAAAGGCCGCATTCCCCGCAGGCAGCGGATGCGGCGCCGGCGGCGATTTCAGATGGGCGGCGCGGGCCAACCGGCTGCTGTAATGACTGCTTGCCGCAACCCCATGTGCATGCAGCCGACCGCGCCCCCCGCCCTGAAGAAACCGGCCTCGCCGCCGGACTTAAACACTTCGTCCGGCTGGCGCGGAGGGGTCGGTCGCGCGGTTGCAGCAGCGGCGAACGAAACGCCAGCAAATTAGCCGAAGCGATTCTGTCCTATGCCAGCGGATTGGATGAATCGGCAATCGATGGCGCCGTTAATTTCATGCGGGGTGCATCGCTGGCGCCGTGGGTGGCGCGTGATCTGATCCGCTGACGGAGGTTTCGATGTCGTTCGTGACATCCATTTTTAATTCCAAAAACGCGGCCGTGGAAATCTGCGAAAACTGGGCGCGGACTCACGACGAACGAATGTTCATCCAGGAATCAGCAACACCCTCAAAGAGCCTTGAGCTCCACATCGATTCCTACAGCGGCGCCGTGATCGACTCCGCCAACGCGTTTGCCCGCGGCTTTCTCGCCGGCTACTGCTGGGCGATCAAACCAAAAGCAACCGTTCGCGAAACAACCGTTCGCGGCCGAACCACCAGCGGCGCGCCGGTGGAGATCAGTTTCCCGCCGGGCGTTCCAACTCCCTTTGATCGGGAGCGACCGACGACGGAGAACGCGTCAAAAAAAAGCGGGATGGCGCAGGCCGGTAGCGCGCTGGGCCCATAACCCAGAGGTCGGTGGTTCGAATCCATCTCCCGCCAGTGTTCGAAAAATTCAATGCGACATTCCTATCGGCCGCAAAGCCGAAGGTGGAATCCTACCGCCGCGTTTTTGGAGAAGTCGATGCCGGTGATTTTGGAAATTGATGCGAAGTCGGAAGTGATCTCGCATCTGCTGTATGCGGAAATCGTGACGGCGGAAGCGCTCTTAAAGTCGGGGATGGAGAATGCGGACATCGTCAACATCATCGAATCGCTGGTCACGTTGGCACGCCAGCCGGCCGAGGTAGTGCACGCGTTTTTTGTGGCGGGGCTGAAAGAGCGGACGAAGGTGCGGTTCGAGTTCCCGGCTTCTCCCCCAGCGGCATTCGCTCCCACCACAACTGCCGCGCCGCCCGCCCCAATCTACTCTCCCGCCGTCCCCTCCAAAAAACCACCCGCAACCCCCATCACCTCCTCTCCGCCCGTCGATGAACCGCCGTCCGTCCCCGCGGCTCCCGTCGATCCCCACGTCGCCGCCACCGCCTACATTAAGGCCTTCGCCACGCCGGACCTGCAGCTGCAGTGGGTGCTGCGCGCCCAGGGGAGCCTGGATGCCAAAACTGCCGCGGACATCAAAGCCGAGGCCGGGTTAAAGAACGGCTGCCTCCTCAATGAAAACGGCCCCGACGCCGTCGAACGCTACGCCATCATGGTTGCCGAGCATCTGCTCCGCATGGGCCTGCCTCTCCCCAAACCCCTGCCCCCCGCGCCCAAGCGGCCGGTGGCGAAGAAGAACCAGGAGCAAAACGCATGATCAACAAACCAAAACTCTCCCTGGCGTTGCGTCAGATGTCGGAGAAGGTCCGGGCGAAGGAGGATCCAAAGACCGGTTTCTGTACGAGCTTTGATAGTGACGTTTCGGAGATGCTGTGCGTGCTGGCGCGAATGGTGCAGGGTGTGGAAATGGAACGAGCATTCGGAGCCCCTGGTGATTGGGTCTACGACACGCCCATCGGTGACGCCTTGGCGGGGAGGGCGTCAAAATGATGTGCGCCATCACCGACATCGAGATCACTGTGATACCGGCGGCTTCGTGATGGCCGTCCTGGAGAACAATCTTGTCGAGGCCGTTGCCCGCGCTGATCAAGATTCAATCCGCCATCTGCCGGCGATCGTCTTCTTCCTTTTGTCAGACATGCCAGGGAACTCCTTTGGATCACGGGAAGCTTGCATGAAGTGGATGGAGAAAGGCGGAATCGAGCACTGGCACGGCGAAACGCCGCGCTGGGAGATTGCCCTGGAAATTTCGAAAGCAGGTGGCGCTTGAAACCCCCGCACCAGGGATTCTTCTCACGCCTCCGTGCCATTGAGGGCGCCGCCTCCGAGCCCAAGCCAGCGCCCATCCCGCGGTCGCCGCGGCCGCCGCTCATTCCGGTCCTGGTGTTGATCGTGGCGCTGGCAGCCGCGTTCCTGGTCGCCATCGCGGCGATGCTGAAGTGTTTTTGATTCCGCCGGGTTTTTCACCGGACGCAACCCCGAACCGCGGCAATGGCCGCAGAAAGGATTCTGGTTCCCTGAGCGAAAACATCGCTCCGGCCGTGCCCCGGCCGGAGCATTTCACGGAGGTCGTCTAGTCGGAAGGACGCGGGATAGATCGGCGCATTAGCGTGTACCTGGGCCCTTGATTGGACCCCATCTGATGGAAAGCAGCTACGCCATTCTTCAACCATTCCCGAGGCGCAGGTTCGGGTCCTGCCCTCCGCTTTGTCTGCCTGGAGGTTTCAGTGAACAGCGCGCGCATCGACGATCCGCGGTGGATCGACTGGCGGGAAGTCGTCGAACTTTCCGGCCTCGACGCCGCGGGCGCTGCCAATCTCCTGGATCGGAAAATACTTCCACCGCCGAAGGACCAGGCGGTATTTGAAAATGGCCGCTGGCAAAGAGGTTTGCGCTGGTGGCGGCCATCGGTGGAGCTCAACCTCGCGCAGTGGCGCGTCTCTATCAAAAGGTAGCCCGCTGCCCGGAAATGGGCGGTGCCAATGGAGTGGACGAAAACGTGGTCGAAGAACCCATCACGAGATTTCATCGTGAACGTGCTGTGCTGCTCGGGGGCCATTGGGCCGAACTATCCCTGTTGGAAAGAGGAGTGTGCTTCGTGCTGTTCGTGCAGTCTGATTTTAGGACCGGAATCGTGCGGTTAAAGATGAGCGACATCCAGCGCCTCGCCGGCATCAACAACAAGGACCGCGCCGTCAAGGCCTGCCAGCACCTGGAGGTCCTCGGCATTGTTGAGCTGGTGCATGCCGGCGGTGGGTGGGGGGAACGGGCGGTGCGCCGGTTACTCTGCCCGCGCCCCCTCCCGGGATCCTATTTGTATGAACAGATGGAGCTGGGTTCAGAGGGCGTTTCCGCGCCGCCGGAACCCCAACCCGGACAAAATTACAGTGCCGGTGAGCGAACAACTACGGTGCCGGTCACCGGCACTGTAATTCCCAACTACAGTGCCGGTGAGCGAACAACTACGGTGCCGGTCACCGGCACCCCACGTCATACCCGTCATATAACAGCAGCAGCAGCAGCCGGTCCTGCAGCGCCCGACCCCCGCACTGAGGCTGCTGCTGCTGAGTTTTATTCTCGGGGGATCACGGATACTCAGACGCTCGCCTGGGCGATCGCGAATTACGACGACGACCGGATCGTCACCTCCCTGCTCCGCTTCGACGAAATCGGCCGCAAGGAGCGCATCGGAAATCCCGCGGCCCTGCTCCGCTCGCTGCTCACCCGCGGCTGCACCCCGCCGCGGCCCAGGCGCGGCCGCGG